ACATCGATTGAAAATAGCAATCCGGTTTTTGTTCATTTGACTTAATAATATAAAAATAAAAACGACATAAAATAATTATGGCACAACAATTAATAAACGTTGGAACAACGGCAAATGACGGAACGGGTGATTTATTAAGAAATGGCTTTATAAAAGTCAATCAAAATTTTACCGAACTATATACAAACCGAATCAGCGGAAGCGGAACGGACAATTATATTCCAAGATTCAACGGAACAAATGCACTTGAAAATAGTATTATTTATGACAATGGTACAAACGTTGGAATTGGAACTGCAAGTCCGAGTTCTTTATTAGAAATTGCGGGTTCAGCACCTATATTAACAATGAATAGGACTTCGGGTTCTTTTGTAAATACAATAGATTTTAAAACAAGTGGTTCAAGTGTTGCTTCAATTATTTCAAATGCTGGAAATGGTGAACAAAGATATAGCATTGGACCTTCAGTTGGTTGGGGTGGATTTCATACATTTTATACAGATACAAACGAAAGAATGCGTATCACTTCAGCGGGTAACGTAGGTATTGGAACTTCAAATCCCGAAGTAAAACTTGACATTTACGGAACGGGAACAACTCAACACCGAATCCAATCTTCAAGCGGTGGTGATATTAGATTTTCAGTTGATAGCGTTGGGCGTTTGGGTACTTATAGTAATTCGGATTTTCTTTTGCTTTCAAACGGAACTGAAAGAATGCGAATAAATTCAAGCGGCAACGTAGGAATTGGAACAACAAATCCAACTGAAAAATTGCACGTTGCCGGAGTTGCTCAAATTCTTGACGACGGAGCAAGGGGACGAATTACATTTCAAATTTCATCTACTCAAAATGATTTATATTCAACAACAACCGCATTTGACGATTATAGAAATTTAAGATTATCGTCAAATGAATTAATTTTAAGTAGCGGTGGCACTACCGAAAGAATGCGTATCACTTCAGCGGGTAACGTTGGAATTGGAACTACAACGCCTTTTTCAAATGCAAAACTTCAAATAAGACCAAGTTCAGACGTTAATATTGCTTTTCAACCTTCAAATGGTTTAAGTAATGGCGGAAAAATTAATGCCTTTGACGACGCTGCAAGTGTAAATGTTAATTTAGAATTTAATGGATTAAATTTAGGATTTAAGACTAATGAATCCGAAAGAATGCGAATAACTTCAGCGGGTAACGTAGGAATTGGAACATCAAGTCCAAGTGAAAAACTTACCTTAAGTGGCGGTGCTTTAAGATTAGAATCAGCAACTGGAGTTTCTTCTTATGTTCATTATATTTCGCCTGGTAATGACGAATGGTCGGCTGGAATGAATGGTGCTTATGATTTTCAAATAGCATATTCAAACGGATTAGGAACACCAAGAATGACATTGCTAAAAGGCGGAAACGTAGGAATTGGAACAACAAGCCCAAATAATAAACTTGATGTTAATGGAAATATAAATGTTCCTTCAACAAATTTTTACAGATATGATGGCGATACTGGTTTAATTGGGTCGGCGACTTCTATCGTTGGCGGCGCTTCAAATCAATTAGGAATAAGAGCGTCAAATGATATTTTGTTCGCGACAAATGGTGCAAACGAAAGAATGCGTATAACTTCGGGCGGCAACGTTGGAATTGGAACATCAAGTCCAAGTGCTAAATTAGACGTTAACGGAACTTTAAATGTTGGATCTTTAAGTTCGGGTAGCAATGCGGTTATAAGTTTGGCAAATAATGCAAGTGGGGGAACTCGAAATATATATTACAAGTCATCCGACGTTACAATTAACATAACAAGCACGGGTGGAAATGATTTAATGACAATAACTAACGGCGGTAACGTTGGAATTGGAACAACAAGTCCAACATCAAAACTTCAAGTTGTAGGATTGCCAAGTTATGCGGACAACACAACCGCTTTGGCGGGTGGTTTGACTGCCGGTGCTTTTTATCATACTGCCGGAGTTTTAAAAGTAGTAATTTAATAATTTAAAATAAAAATAAAATGACAAAATTTAATTGGGTTATCAATGCAATGGATTGCATAAAAAACGAAGGTGATTTGAGCGACGTTGTTGTCGTAATTCATTGGACTTATGTTGGTGAAAAAGAAGGATTCATTTCAAGCGTTTACGGAACGTGTTCAATGCCTTTGCCAAGTGGCGAAAATTTTACGCCTTATGAAGACTTAACAAAAGACCAAGTTGTTGGTTGGTTGGTTTCTACATTAGACGTTGAAGCAATGGAAGAAAATTTAGATAAACAAATTGATTTGTTAATCAATCCAATTATTGTATCTTTACAACCACCATTCGAAAATTAATAATTTTAAAATCACAAATCATGGAAAATTTACAAATCATTGAACAAGCAATTAATTTAGCGGTTACCAAAGGCGTTTTTAATTTACAAGAAGTTGACGCAATTATCAACGCATTAAAAGAATTGTCACAACAACAACCAAGTTGCGACAAAGATTGCGAAGGCAATGAGTAGAAAAGAAAAAATCGACTTGTTTTTAACGAAGTGGTTGTCAAGAAAATTAATGATTTTGACAATCGCTTCGTTTGGTTTATTCGCTGGGAAAATAGAAAGTGCGGATTGGGTTATTGTTGCGACAATGTATGTTGCAATTCAAGGCGCAACCGATATTGTAGAACGATTAATGAAGGCAAAAAATGTCAATCAATGATTTAAAACTTTATACATTGAACACGATTGTAATGGCAGTCAGTTTCACAAACATTGAAAACACTTTGAAGATTGTTCTTTTGTGTATTTCAATAATTTACACGATTTTAAAAACAATTGATTTGTTATTAAATAAAAAGAACAAAAATGAAACTGAATAACGAAGGTTATAAGCAAATTACAAAACACGAAGGTTTGGTTTTAAAACCTTATTTATGTCCGGCAAAAGTTCCAACAATTGGGTTTGGAAATACTTACTATGAAGACGGAACAAGGGTGACAATGCTTGACAAAGCAATCACAAAAGAACGCGCCTTTGAAATGTTTAAGGAAATAGCCGACCGATTTGCCAAAGCGGTGTCACAAAGCGTGACTTCAAGCATAACACAAAACCAATTCAATGCGTTGGTTTCATTTGCTTACAATGTAGGTGTTGCAAACTTTAAAAAATCAACATTATTGAAATTAGTAAACGCGAATCCGAACGATCCGAAAATCAAAAATGAATTTATGAAATGGACAAAGGCAAACGGAGTTGTTTTGAATGGTTTAATCAAAAGAAGAAATGACGAATCTAACACTTATTTTTCGATATAGGGACGCAATATATATTGTCGTAATACTTTTATTGCTTTTATTTAGAAGTGACGGCAAATCGCAAAAAAACGACATCATTCAAAGCGAAAAGAAAATAGATTCAATTCAATTTGAAATCAAACAAGCAAAACAACAAATTCCTTCTTATGAAAAAACGAATGTTGATTCTATTAATCATTTTCAATCTACTGACTTGGAAAACTTTTTGTCAAAACGATACAATAATAAGAATCCCAATTGAATATGGACGAAACATCGTCAAAGAATTAATTCAATTTGACGTTTGCAAAGACCAAGTAAAAAAGCAAAATACATTTATTGCATTATTGGAAGCAAAGCAAAAAGAACAAAGCATAATAATTGAAGCGCAACGCAAATTGTTGATTGACAAATTTCGATTTTCTCAAAATGTTGGTGCTTCTTATTTTGTAAACACACCTTTTTTGTTTACGAATTTAAACTTTGGAACATCAAAGACAATATTTTCATTACAAATGAATATTCCTTTCAACAATAAACCGCATTTAACGTTTAATTTTACGCATAAATTATGGCAAAGCAAATAAATTCAAGCAATAAAATCGACAAACCAAAGAAGAAAAGACCCGGAATTCACGCAAAATCAAAGACTTCCAAATTAAAAAATTCAAAAAATTATAAAAAGATATAAATTTTTTGTATATTTAGCACCATAAAAACAATTTATGGATTCAAAAATTTACTTCGACGACATCGATTTTTCAAAAAATCACCTTGAAAACTTTCACGAAATTGTAAAAAAACACAACTTGACTTTGTCCGAATATGACAAAGACGTGCTGCGTAATTACATAAAAAGAAAAATCAAAACAAGTGGCATTGTTGACGCGTGTCAAAATCTAAACATTGACGACAAAAACGTCAAGCATTTGTGGGTTAAGGACAAAAATTCTTCTTTGTTCGTAAAGAATCCAAACTATATTGAGCCGGAAATACAAGAATTTGAATTGTTATCCAGTGCATTAATAGAAGACATAAAACAATTTTCGCCTTCTTTTCCTAAAATAGAACGCGAATATACAAAAGACGGACATTGTTTGGTATTGTCACCGGCGGACATTCACATTGGAAAATTATGTAATGAGTGGGAAACGGGCGAAAATTACAATTCAAGCATTGCAATTCAACGAACTTTGGAAGGAGTTCGCGGAATTCTTGACAAGTCGTCCGGCTTCAACATTGATAAAATTGTTTTTATTGGCGGAAACGATATTTTACATATTGACAACCCGAAAAGAACAACGACAAGCGGAACACCGCAAGACACCGACGGAATGTGGTATGAAAATTTCATGTTGGCAAAACAATTATATATTGACATTTTACAAATGTTGGTTTCAATCGCGGACGTTCACTTTGTTTTCAATCCTTCAAATCACGATTATACAAATGGATTCTTTTTGGCGCAAGTTATTGAATCTTATTTTAAAGACTGCGAAAATATTACGTTTGATATTTCAATTTCACATAGAAAATATTTTAAATACTACAACAATCTAATTGGATCAACACACGGCGACGGGGCAAAACTTGAAAACCTTCCATTGTTAATGGCTTCGGAATCGACGCAATGGTCAAGTGTGAAACATAGGTATATATACACTCATCACGTTCACCATAAAATTGCAAAAGATTTCATAGGTTGCACAATTGAATCTTTGCGTTCACCAAGCGGAACGGATTCGTGGCATCACCGAAATGGCTATCAACACGCACCAAAGGCGATTGAAGGTTTTATTCACCATAAAGAATTCGGACAAATAGCACGATTGACACATATTTTTTAAACGTTGCTTATTTAGAATCGATATAAATTAGCATTTTTTTGCAACTTTTTTAATAATAAATTTTGTATTAATAAAAAAAGTATTAATTTAGCCAAATCAAAATAACAATTTAAAACAAAAAATTATGAAAACAATCTTTGGAATTTTATCAGCAACAATTGCAATGCACACCGAAAATTTATTCGTTATGACCGCTTCTTTTTTGGTATGCTTTTATTTTATTTATTTAGAACTTAAAAAAACCGA